CGCCGCCGCCCTTGAAGCTGATATAGAGATCGCCGAACCGCCGACCATCATCCTCGAAGACGAAGGTCCAGCCAACGCTGGCGACATTGCTGCTGTTGGTAACCGCGATCATCCTGCTTCCTCAAGTTCCGGGGTTGCACCGCACCGCTCACACTCCTCCAGATAGTCGGCGACATCGCACTCGTCGATCATCGCTTCCAAATTGTGGATGCGACAGTTGAGATCGTCAATCTCATTGTCCCAGCTCTCCTCGTCTTCCTCGTCCCCCGCACCCTGCGCGGCGGCGTATTCGTCCTGCGCATCCGCCAGCTTGTCCTGCAACGCTTCGAGCCAGCCACGCACATGCGCCTCGATCCGTTCGGTCCACTCGTGTTCTTCACCCATCGTCGTTCTCCTGTCAATCCTTTATTTCTTGTTGTAACCTGATCCGCAACGGATAGGTCGCGATTCTGATCGTGGTGGTCCAGAGCCAACGCCCGGCCCCGGCGAGTCGTGGCATCCCGTATCGATGCTCGACTCGATCCATCCACAGGTGCCACCAGACCTGTAGCCGCATGAAACGGGTATTAAGTTTACGTTGATCCATCACCCTTTCAACCCCTTCTTCATCGCCGAGCCGTAGAGTTGTTCCATCTCCCGCTTATACTCCACCTCGAAGGTATGCCGCAGCGCACCATGCAACACCGGACTCATCTCCCACACCGGAATCTTCTGGACCAGTTCCGGGACCACCCAATCACCCGTCCTCTGAAGCAAGACGACCCATGCGAACTGGACCAGCGACATGTTCTTGGGACGGTCCTCCATGGTCGCCGCCGTGACAACCGCATCGATCACATACTGGATCGCGTGCTCATCCGACTCAACCTTGTGGGCCTCCCTCCAAACCGCCTGCACCAAATGCCATATATCGGACAGTGCTGCTTCACCTGTCGCCTCCTGCAACCGAGTCCTCGCATACTCGTTCGGAGCGGCCCACTCGATATAATACGGTGACGCACCGGCAGAGATCGCAAGATAGAAAGTCAGGACGCGGCTCCAGAATTGTTCGAGTGTTGCACTCTCTCCCAACAGGCGCTCCGCCTGATCGGCAATGTAGGTTCCACCGCGCTGACGGACCTCACGGATCAGAGTTCTGATGTATGACGACCGCTGCAAATTCTCCATCGCCGGGTAGTACATTGTCTCCCCACCCAGCTTCTCCTGCATCCGCGCCTCCTTGCCCCAAGTATCACCCTCCCCCCACACCTTAGCGGCGAAAGGAACAAAGTCCGACTTCCCAAGCGCCTCCAGCATCTCGGGGGTCCACCGGCTCCGAGGAACACGAGTGATCGCCCACTGCCAATCATCCCCTGTGGTGACCTGACCCAACAGGTCCGATACCGTTTTTGCCCCGACCGGAATGTTATCGGCCAACGCATCCTGATATGCGGCGACACGGAAGATCAGACGCGCCAACCACCCCAAGCACGGATTGTACGGCTTGATCGCATTCCATGTTGGCGCGATATAGCTGGACCATGCCGACGACGCCAACCACCGCGATGCGTCACATTTCGTGCGCCGAAGCTTCATCATCCGGTCTGAGATCGGAGGGCAAAACGGAGACGTGTGGACCAGTGCGAGGTCCAAGAAGCTGCTGCGCCGCCAGAACTCCATGGGCGTCTCGGAACACACCAAGTTATGGTTCGCGGTGGAAACCAGCCTCCGCGCACCATCATCGGGGAACGGACAAGCCCCCACGATCTCATCGAGCGCCGCCCCGATTTCTACTTTCCACGGGAAAAACTCAATCTTGGACCGACCACCCAGCTCTTCCCGCACATACTCGCGAACAAACTGTTTGAGCACACCGAACAGCTCCTGCTTCGCCGCGCCAACCTGCTCTGCAACCTCCACGCTGATCGGCACTTCACCCGAGCACTTCATTTTCTTACCGAACATCCTGATCCTCCTTGTCGCACCACAAGAGGAACTTGATCGCCATCGCGGCAACCTGAATCATCTCTTCGCGGGCGCGGCCTTTATCGTTCCGTTTGATCTCCTCCCACGCCTCATCAAGCTCTTCGAGGATCACCGCGTAGCCCTCATGCGAACTCTGAAAATCGCCATGCTTCGCGTAGGCATAGTCCAGCTCCGCCGTCACCTCATCCACCACCGGCCCGGCATCCGACTCCGTCCAATGGAACAGCCCAACCGTGGAATCCCTCACGACCTGCTCGACATCCAACGCAATCCATTCTGGATCGGGACGAAATGGAACTAACCGTCCCGCCGGGACAACCAAGCCGATACCATACCGATCCTTGAGAGCTGGAACGAACTGGACCAATTGACCCGCTGCATCGTGAGTGTACCAACCGGGGCCGTAATCGATCCACCTCTCCCCGCGCCGCACCCACATATCGTCGCGCCACGGGAACGTGTAGAGCCGCCCACGGTTATAGATCAGTCGTGTACGTTGTTCCGACATCAGTTACCTCCATCCACATCCGGCTCCTCTCCAGAGATGTGCCAATTGCAACCACCACCCATCTCGCACTCCCCGTCCACACAAGGAACCTTGTAGCCCGGCTCGCAGTTTCCGATGGTGCCGCAATCGTAGTCACACGGCATCAGATCGTCGGCCTCGCAGGCGCACCAATCGTGGGTCGCGTACAACCCGTCGTAGCCGTGCTCCAACAGATATTGCTGAACGATCTTACGAACATCGATAATCGTCGATTTACTCATCTCGCCTCCAGAATCCGCCGCCCCGCAAGACGGATCGCCTTTGGATTTACATCGATGCCGGTATAGCAGAAACCTCGTTTCATACAGACGACTCCGGCGGTCCCGGAACCGCAGAACGGATCGAGCACATCCCCACCCGGTGGCGTCGTGATCGCCAAGCACCGGTCCACCAGCTCCTCGGGCAACTCGGTCGGATACCGCTCCTCGTTCGGCTTGTAGGGCCGCTTGATAGTCCAGACATCCTCGATGTCCCGGTAGTGCGCGGATCGCCCGTCCTCGGTCCGCTCCTGCTCGCCATGCAAGGCGAAGCGGTCAAAGTAGCGACGCGCCCCGTCCCCCTCGTCCTTCTCGTAGAGCAGAAGGTGGGCATGGGAAGTCACGAAGCGGCGCTTGGTGTAGACTCCAAACTGATATTTCCAGACCACATGGGAGACCGGAACCAACTCCAGCTCCTCCCGAGCCACGTTCAGCACGTCCCCGAGCTGCTGCCACGCCGTCAAGACCCAGAGTGAACCGCCCGGTTTAAGCGCCCTGACAGCCGATCTCAGCCACTTCCGAGTAAAACGAGCATACTGGAGCGCGTCAACCTCGACGTAGCCTCCCGTGACCTTCTCGCTGCGCCGGTTGTACGTTCTACGCTCCTTCCCGTGGTTGATCCCCCACGGCGGGTCGGCAAAGATCGTATCGAAGCGCAGGCCCTGCGACACCGCCTGCTCGCAGTAGAACGCCCCATCGACCCGCAACAGGTGCACGTTCGCCTTCCGCAGCTCCTGAATCACCTCAGTCTGTTTCATCGTTATTCTCCTGTGCGCCGAACCACACCACCCATTCCCCAAGCTCATGGTACAAAACCAGTGCCTGCCGAATATCCGAAAACATGGACTGAACCTTATGGCTGCACCGCACTTTCGATATCGCCTCGTCGAAGTGAGCCAGCAGCTTCTCGTGGTCCGGGATTGGACGACGACCGACCCGACGCCCCGACCCCGCTGCGCTTCCATCCGGCGCACTGAATGGATGGGGGCAACCATGAGCATGGCGCGTCATGCACACATATTGAGACTCGTCGTGATAGCTGGTATAGCCAACACCCGGCGTAAACGACCCTTTGTCCTCGCCGCGCATGAGGCACCGGCGGAACGCGCAGAGCGCATCGCACTCCGGCGGCAGCTTAGAGTAGTCGATCTTGGTCATCAGAACTCCTCGTCATACCACCAGAAATCCAAGATCGTTCCACGTTCGTTGAAGACGACCCAACCAACGATTTCCCGCCCCGGCCCAAATATTGGATCACGAAGGATCATCACACCTTCCGATTTGTGGTCTCCAGCCCCTGCACCAAACCATCGGGGCAGTCGACCGGGGTGTAATCAGAGAAGTACACCGGGAGCTCCTCGACCATGATCTCCCAGATACGAAAGGCCAGCTGCCTGATCTCGGCATCCGCCGCCGGGTTTGCCCGCTGCTCGATCATGTTACGGAGCGCCCGGACATTTGCGGACCATGTCAACTCGGTCATCAGCGCATTGCCGAGAAAACCACGGGCTGCGCCTCGGGCCTGCTTCCGTGCGGTCAACCCGTCCACGCCCCGCTCCTTCAGCTGAGTCTGGAGCAACTCAACCGTATCGAAGTAGAGCTGCTGCATCTGGACAATCGCGGGCCGGATGCGAAAGTTATAGAAATCGTCCGGGAGGAACTCGCGGAGCAATGGGTGCATCACCCATGGCGTCTCGGTCTCATCGACATACCGCGTCGATCGCTGCGAGATCGCCACACCGATCCGGTGCCGAACCAACTCATGGGTCAAGCCTCTGCTGACCCCACTGATAAAGAAGGTGTAGGTCGCGTGCTCCAACACACTCCCATGCCCCACACCAAGGATATGCTCGGCGTACTCCTCACTGTTGCGACCCTTACCGAACGAGTCGTAGCAGGTGCGCCCCGCCGTCTCGATCAGCTTGTCTGCATCGTTCCCCTGCAACTGGTCCTCCCGAGCGCAGCCGAGACGTTCCGGGAGGTGGTCGTAGACCGGCCTCGCAATCAGTTCAACAATCATCCTTCGTTCTCCTCGTCCGTCTTCTGTTTCGATGTACGGTCGATCTCCCGTGCGACCCGCGCCGCCTCGTCCACGAAGTCATCGGGGAGCCGACAGACATGTGATACCAACGACCCAAAAGGCTCCGATTCTCTGGAGAGGAAAACCGGGTCGTTGTAGGTGACCAACTGGACCTCACCGATATAGTGCACCGGCTTGTCCAGCGCCCGCGCCCTCTCAATCTCGCGAGCCACACCCTTGGACAGCTGCCAACCCGGCAAGCAGACCACCCAGACCTCGTCGGCCCAGCTCTCGATCACCGACTCGTCGAGCGGCAACCAGAGCTCTTCCTGCTGGGTCTGAGGATACGCCCCCGCAATCGGATGGCTGTGAGTGATTGGACTGTACACGTCATACGTCCCAGTCGCCAACAGCTGCCCGGCGACGAACGCCGAAACATTAAACGATAGCGTGTGCATCCCGGTATAAGGGATCGCCAGATAGATTCGTGTTTTACGCTCCGCCATCACTCCTCCGGTTTCATTGATTTCAATGTAAAGAAATTCTCGAAGCGGGGGTCGTCGTGGATCAACATCCGCGCATACAAAGCGATGAAATCATTGCTCACCTTGTAGGGGTCATCACCGGTGGTCTGGAGATAGCTGTCCCAGCGGACCCGCTGCATCACCTGCCAATGACTGCCTCGTGGCGTCCCGCCCTGTGCGGCCCGTGCATCGAGCAGCTCGTTCGCGTAGTAGGTGAACAACGCATAGATGTGTGGATTGAGGGCGTGGAACAGGACGAACCGGCGACGCAGGCTGCGCCTCCCCTCCCGTAGCCATGTTAGTTCGACGCGAATCTCGGCACCGGCCTCATAAGCCGCCTTGATCTCTTCCCGCTGAGCCAAGTTCCTCCCGTCCCACACCCCATACATGATGCCGTACTGCATCACCGGGCACATCTCTGGTAGTGCTTGTTCGATCATCGATCGTACTCAATCACGACCCGATCAACGTGCATCTCGGTCACATGGATCAGGGGCAATGCTTCGATCCGATCGAAGTAGATCAGGATACGCTCCCAGACACCACGCCACCCCGGACTGTAGGCCGACACCCCGCCCCACCCCAACAGCCACGGCTGTCGGCGATCCAGCAACGAGCAGACAGCGGCATCCCCATAGACCGTATCCATCTTGATCTCCAGCTCGACCGCGAGGACATTATGATGAACCGCGATCCGCCGAAGACCGCCGACCGGTAGCAGGGACTGACCGTCCATCTCTGTGACACGATCCGCCATATCCGCCGTGTTGCGAAACGGCTCACCGAGCAACACGTAAACCGAAATCTGCTCACCCCGCCCCAACCGACGCGCCGTATCGACTGCGATCCGTTTGAGGACACGAAACGAGAATCGCTCACCGAACATCCCGACGCTGGTGCAGCGCGCCGCCACGTAGGCCGACTCGACCCCGTGCTCATCGGTCTCGTATCGTATGGCTACCGGTTCCGTCATCGCTTCAACCACTCCTTGCTGTCCTCGCCGCAAGTCGGACATTTATAGTTCTCGTCCTCCCAGCACCCCTCGCAGAAGTGATGCCCCTTCGTGCACGCCATCATCTCGATTATATCGACCCGGTGACCGCAACAGGGGCAAGTGATCTCGTCATCATCCGTTCTTGGCGTCGTCATCCTGAGCCTTCTCTTCCTGCTCCTCATCGAGCTGTTCTTCAACCTCTTGTTCCTGCTGAATGATATGGTCATCGTGGGAGTCCGCTGCCACATCGAGCTCGTCCTCCTCCAGCGGCTGGTCCTCTAACTCAGCCTCCACCAATGCCGCCTCGATCCACTGACCAAACTGGAAAGAGACCTCGTTGATCGTCTCCAGCATCAGCATCTTGATCTCGATCACCGACCCCACGTTGCCGACGGAGAGCCGATCGAGCAGCGCGTCCACATGCGACGCGATCAACTCCTCCACCGGCATCTTCCCACCAAACTCGTAGAACCGTCCGTGCTCATCAATCATGGTCTTCTCCTACCATCCGTTACGTTCCGCCGCTTCCTCAAAGGCATCCAGCCAACGCTTGAGGGCACGACACGACAAGCCCAGCACCAACCCGCACACGAACCCCAAACCAAACTTGCCGAGGAACCAAACCAGCAGACCGACCAACTCGGTGATCGCCCACCAAATCGTTTCCCCGGTCTCGCGGGACGGGATGCTACTGACCAAATTGGTTATTGCTATGAGTTCGTCCATGATCTCGCTCCGTAAAAAGTTGGGGAGCCATTACGGCTCCCCCAAAGTAAGGAGGGTATCGAGGGTTAATCGACTTTGGACCCCCTTACCGTCTGACGCACCGTCTCGTCGTTGTCGAGGAAGTAGCGACCGATGCTCTCACCGGCCCGCACGCTGGCCATCCCGTCGATGTCGTGACTGGCCACATAGGTCAGAGCGTTCATCAGCCCGAACCGGTTGTCGGCCTCGATATGATCGAGCACGTTGCCCCACTTCGTCGGGGCGATCGCCACCTTCTGCTTCGCGTCCCGCAGATCGTCAATCGTCAGGACACCCGACTCTTTCATCGCACCGATCGCCGGGGCCAGCTCCAACATCACGTTGGCCTGCCGACTGATCTGCTCCGCCGCATCCTCGGGGTCGAGCATGTTGGAACCCCCCTCGCCGGTGGTGTGGCGCAGCAGGAAGGAACCGAACAGGTTGGGGTGGATAAACTGGTTGGAGCATTCGAGCATCGCCATAAACATCTGGATGCCGAATCGGCAGCTGCCGTCATAGCTGTTGCGAGCGAGCATCCCGACGCGCATCGTCCGCTTGATTCCGTTGGAAACCTTACCGATGTTTTCTTCGCTCATGTAGTAACTCAGGAACCGCTTGCCGTCGAAGAAGGTGGGCCGCAGCTCCTGCCACGTGAACCGCGAGCGGGTCTGCACATCGGTGACGACCTGCTGCGCCTGTTCATTGGTGATGAGCTGGTAGCCGGACGACACACTCGATACCGGCTGGAACTTCCCCTCGTCGTCTTTCACTTTGACAATCGAGCGTTTGGTCTCGATGCCCTCGGAAGTCAGGACGGGTTCGATCTCGACACTGGCGAAAGGGTCGAATTGGTTGGTAGCTCGCATCTGTTGATCTCCTTGGTTGATGGTTCTCAATACCCTATCAAATACACCAACCATTCTAATCTAATATAATCGCCCTGTCAAGGAAAATCTTGACCCGATTTTCCCCGGAAACTCAGTCAAATTCAACACCGGGCAGCTGGTCCAACCCGGTTTTTTTCGCATAGTCGTAGGGGATTTCGAGGATGCCCGGCTGGCCCGGATCGAGGAAGTAGTGGATGCTCTGCCGCGCCAGATCGCGGACACCTTGCGGAGTCTTCATCCCACCCTTGCGCGGCGTGATGGTCCGCCGCTCCGTCTGCTCCCATGAAAGGATACGGTTGTGGGGCACCCAGAACCGCCGACCCCGAAACGAGAAGTGCGCCGCCACCGCGTGTTCGCCCAACCGTCGTGCCTCCACAAACCGTACCTTCTTCATGGTTTTAATATCTCCAGATCGTCGCCAACCATCGACCGCAGAATCTTATCCTGCGCCGAGGTTAGTATACCCATCAAGTATCGTCGCCGTAGCCGCTCGAAGTTCTCGGCAACCAATCGCCGCGCACCGAACAGTGCTAAATCCCAGTACGCCAACGGATGTAACGCAACGCTATCATGCAAGACACATGTCACTCCGGCGCTGACCTTGCACTCATCGGTCAGGAAAACCTCCACACGGATAAACGATTCCCTCTCCATCGGCTTCTCAACGTAGAACCGAAACGTCACCTCTTCAAGCTCCAACGAGGAGACAAACCCAAGATCGTCGTCGAGCGTCGTAAACATCAGGTCTCCTGCTTCGCCATCAACGGCTTGTCGATCAGGTGCGGGTTTTCCCGCGTATCGCTCCACGCCATCTGGAGGTAGTGCGCCATCTTCTCGAAATCGAACGCCTTGCCCATCCCGTTGGAGAGACGGGTCAGATACTTCTGAACACACCACAGCTTAATCGACACCGGAGTCTGACCGGCCAGATCGTTCATGCCGGTCGTCTTGTACTTGGACAGCGTCTTATCCACGATGTACTCACGCATGTGCGCCGAGAACTCGTCCCACTGGCGTATCCGGGGATCGACCAAGGGTGCCTTTTCTTCCTGTTGCGACATTGCTTCCATCTCCTCCATTTCCTCGTCGGATAACCCGCCGGGGTTCCGACAATCGTTATCGATCACCATCATCAGTCCTCGATTTTCGACGGCGGAAAATACCCCGCCGCCTCGATAATCTCATCCGGGGTCTTGCGGATCGCCTCGATATACTGCTCCTTCGTTAGGATCACAAAGCTGTTGCCGCAGCCCACCTTATACTTCCCGTCCGCACCGGAGCCACGCCCCATCTGCACGACGGTCACCTCATCGGGATATTCAATCGCCACCTTCTCCTCCTTCCTGTTCATTCAGCTGGTTGATGGCCTCCGCGATGATCCGGGCAAGGTCCATCGTATCCTCCCAGTTCTCCTGCTCCTCCAAGTTCCGCACCACCATCGCCAGCCCCAGCTTCAGTGACGCATTGTCGAGGTTAGTTGGCAACCGCATCTCCAAACGCTGGGGGCGGCTCTTATCGTTGGCATACTCGACGGACTCCATCAGCAGGCCACGAAAACTATTAGCAACCTCGATTGCGTCACGGGTGACCCGTTCACGCGCCGCCTTCCACTCATCGTTAGTCATCTTCACCGAGATAGCTCCTTATCATCTTGCTGTTGTGGAACACCGGGTCGGTCCACAGCATGGTTCGGTTCGCCGACATCACCTTGATGACATCGCCGATGCACGCATCAAGCAGGACGCCCGGCTTGAACCCAGACCACCTCTCGAACGGCGCGGTATCCGGCTGCTCAAACTGACGGTCAAGGGGAACCCCCTGCACCACAATCTGTGATTCCGGCAGCCGCTTCCGCAGCAGCTCGGCAAAGTCACTATAGATGATCGAGCCACCGGACACCGAGAACGTCGTCGTATCCTTCCAAGCCGGATCGACATCCGCCGACAGCGCCAGCTTGATCGCCAACGCGGCATCACCCAACGAGATATACGGGTGCTCCAATCCATCATCCGGGATCGCGGCCTGCCCCTCCTGCAAGGCCCGTGCAACAAACGAGTTCATCGCGAGGTCGAGACGGAGCCGCCCCTCAGAAATCGCACCGACGATCTCCGGCATCCGCAGAGTGATCGCGTGCCCCACCCCCCGACAATGGCTCCAGAGAGTATCCTCACGAAGATTCGCCAACCTATCCTCTGACCCCCAGACCCCTCCGTCCCGCCCCGTCCCGTTGGTCCGAACCCACGAGGGCAACACGAATCGATCCACCCGACGCTCCCCGCACGCCTCCAGCACCATCCTCAGCGCATCGACCACATTCTGGAACAGGAATCCGTCGTTGACCCCGACTGGCATATCGACCAGCCAGACCACCGCATCCTGATCCCGCAGCACCGACCGCGCCTCTTCGTAGAGCCGGGCATCGCAGGACCGGATCACGATCGGCATATTCTGGGGAAACCCAGATGCGCCGAAGAAGAACCGATCGGCCACTGTAACCCGATGACCGGCCCGTGCCAGCATCAATGAAACAGCACGGCCCAGATAGCCACACCCACCAAACACTGCTACATTCATGTTGATCTCCTACAGTTTGAATCCTCGAAACGTAATCACGTTCTTTGACCCTGAATGATAGATACGCCCATCGAGATTCGATTGCAGCTTCCGACTCGGCACAAACCGCACCGATAGCTCACCGATCCCCTGCAACCAGACCCGACGGCCATCTCGAAGGGCAGCGATAATCCCGCGCCGCACACAGCTTATCATCTCACGGGACTCCTCGACCCCGTAACCGGTTTCATCCGCCACGTAGTAAGCCAGCTCACGTGTCGCACAACGTGGGGATTCACTCTTTGAACGGGTCATGCTCCCAGCCCTCCGCCTGCGGTTTCTTCTTCCCCAGCATCGCCTCGTCATAATCCCGCCGTGGAACCACAACGTGATGCACCGACTCATCCATCAAGTCGCCCAGCGGATCGGACTGATGCTTGAGCAACGCGGCATCCAGCAGTGCAATCGCGTTCCGGTTCGTTACCGCCTCGAAACTTGCACCACAAACCGCATCGCATATGTCCTTCGTATAGTTCGGCGGGTGATCCACCTTATACCGTTTCTTCTCCCTGACCAGCCGCAGACGCTTGGTCTCCTCGATCACCCGAGGGTGCGGAGGCAACACGATGCGACGTTGCAGAATCAAATCTCGGTACATCGAATACGGCTCAATCGTCTGGTCCACACTACGCACACCGCAGTCGATTCCAGTTTTCTTGAAGGTCTGGAGACTGCCAACGCTCTGCCACCCGTCATACGTTACCCGAAATAAGGGAAGACCCCGCCCGTAAAGCCAAAGGATGAAATCAACGATCCCATCAAAGTCGATCTCGCTGTCCTTCTTATTTACAATGCGAACCGCAAAGTCTACATGCACCGCATAAACCGGAACTGTGTAGGGCTGTTGATCCTTGTCAAGACGCTCCTGATTCTCCAGACCGCTCAAGCAAACACAGGCGAGACCAGCCGCATCGTGATTCTTGGCAAGGTCCACATGAATAAAACGAGGAGAGTCCGGAAACCGGATCATCCGCCAGATGTCCTGCGCCTCACTCACATGTTCAAAAATCACATCCAAATTAAAGAGATCGCGCAGCGGGTTACCCCCATCCCCCAGACCCACCATCACCTCCTCCTTTGGAAATGGGTGGACCAGAGTTTCGTCGACACACGCATCGACGAGGTCACGCTGCGCAATCAGACTATCCACACCGAATGTCGGGAGACCACCATAGTCACGCACACTGCCCTCTGGATCACGCTCGAACTCGGTGAGATACCGGATCGGCGGGCGCAGAATCGTCCGACCCGGCGGCAGCTCCTTCGGCTCATCGGTGTGGACCGTGGTCGGCTCGTTCCGGTTCCCTACAATCACCCAGAACCGGCGCTCCTTCTCCGCACCATCCTCGCGAGTATCCCATGTCGCCACACGGGTTACATGGGTCCGGCGATCATTCTTGTGCTCCTCGATATGCTTGGTGAGCCACCCATCCTCGTCGTCCGGCTGGCTGGGAACGATCAGTAGGCCCGGCGGCCCCATCCGATCCGTGAACTCCGCGATCAGACGGGTACGAAGCTCACCATACGTTTTCCGAATATCGTGACCGCCCTCCACCGCATGGAGGTTCGCCTCGTCAAGCAAACCCCCACACATCGCCTGACCCAAGGCATGAACAGCTTGCGACCCCAGAGCCAACGCGATGTTCTTCGGAAAGTCGAGACGTTCTGTTGCCCCCGGTCGCTTCCGACATACCTTCTGGAAGTACGAGCTGCTCTGCATGTATGCCTGAATCTGGTTGTAGGCCACCGACTGCGTCAACGTCTTCGTCAAGTTGAACAGGCCGAAGGCGATCCGCGAGTTTGGAAGTAAACCGTACATCGACTGAGGGTCGCGGTAGGTGGTCAACAGATAAATCTTATAGAGAATCGCCACGATCGAAGCCGTGGTCTTGCCTGCACGTTTACCACCCTCGATTGCCCACTCAACAATCCGGTTGTCTGGGTCAAGGACATACCGGAGCTCGGTGCGCCAGAACGACCAGAACTTCGGGAATCCCATATAATCCGGGCTGTCAATGAACGTATCGATGTCGACGGGCTGCTCGGTCCGGTCGATCTCCCACAACTTATCGAGCAGAGAGCAGTTCCCGGTTCGTGACATCTCGTTCGCCGCACGCATAAACAATGCCCGATGCTCCTCGGGCAGCTGTTTCAGCAGATCGATGTCCCCACGCGAAATCGCCTCGACTGCAACGCGGACATCGTGCCGGTTCCCCAGATCAATCTTCGCCGTCATCTCCACCCTCCTCCTGTGCCGATCTGACAGCCGAGCTCAACGCCATCAGGATGTCGCGCATCCCCTCACGCTCCTCGGGGGACAGACGTTCGACAATCGAGGTCTCTGGATCATCCTGCCGGTTGTACATCCCCCCACGCATCGACTCCGCGATGTCAGGAACACGATCAGACAGCTCCTGCATAAATTTCGCTGCATCCATCAAGAAGCTCATCTCGCCACTCTCGGTGCGCCGAGCCAGCTCGGTGAAGGTCAGTAAGTCTTGCGTACTGGCAGCTGCCAACGACTCCTCCCGCGAGACCATCTCAGCGAGCTTGTTCCGGAGTTGCGCCCACTTCGTCACCGAGTCCATCTTCGCCGCGACCATCGCCGCGACAAACGCAGCGGTCCGACCCTCGAAGTTGATGAAGAGTTGCTCCAAAACCGCATCGGCCATCGCACCCCGAAACGTCCCATCCAACAACTTCAGGAACGGCTCAACAACCCGGTTGTATCCAGCGTCGATCTCCACCAAAACCTTCCCCCCGCGCCGACCGACAGGGCGAGCATTGACAGCGGAAATCTCGACCTCGCGGGGCGGGCGAGGAGGGGGCAGCTGATCGACCAAACGCCGCTTGGTCGCCGGGGACTCCTTACGTTTCGCCTTCGGTGCCGCCTTGCGTTTCGCTTTTGGTGCCACCTTGCGTTTCGCCTTCTGGCCTACTCTACGTTTTCTTTCGGGCATGTGGCAGCTCGGTTATTGCTCGATTAAACTTCACGGCGATGTCGGCATACCGCTGTTTGATGTTCTCTGGGGTATCCACGAATCGAATCGCCAGCCTATCAACCGCGTCTTCGTTACGCGGGTCCTCTTTTAATGTTAAGTAAATATCCACATCCTCGACATTGCGAACAAACTCACCGATCGTCGGTATCCGAAATGCGAACCCGTGGTAGGTCACCTCGGACCCCCCGAAGATGCGGAGGAAGTCGAGGAACATGTCCTCCCCGTGCTCAGGATTGTTCTCGCACATCCACCCCAAGAGCTCCTGCACCAAGGTGTACGGCTCGAATATCTGGTAGATATACATGATACCCTGATCGAGGTGGTCGATCATATCGCCAATTTGAATATCGCTCCTCACCTTCAGCTCCATAATCTTGTAGAGTGCGATACAGTAAGACCGAAAAAACGTAGCTCGCTCGCCGATCACATGGAGGTAGTGATCGATGAACGACAACATACCCCCCTCAGCAATCCGGTCCAACATCGAGCAGCACACCTCGCGATCACGACCTGTGAATCGGATCGACTTCTTCGCCTGATCCACTGTGCGTTGCGGTATCCGCTCCTCATCAATCTCGCGCTCCGCCGCAACAAATAGACTATCCAACACCGCAAACGGGGCACCCAACTCCTCAAAATCAGTGTTCTCGTCGAAGTGAATATCGCGATAGTGGCGAACATGAAACGACTTTTTCCATTGTCCCGCAACCTCGACAAACCGCTTCCACAAGCGGCGTGTGAACTCACGCCCATCTTCCTGATCGTCCTCCATCGTATCGACATACCGAACAATAAACGCCAACAACTCCCCCCGAATGTCATCACGATCCCCCAAGGGTAGGTGCTGACATCGGGACGAGACGAACCGCTCCACCAGCGGCATAAGCGCATAGATCGCCGAGTCGCGAGGCACCCTGCCCGCCCGGTACTCCTGAAATTGCCAGAACGCCTCCGCTTCATTGTATCGTTTCCGTAGATACTCATCGATCCGTTGCATGGCCAATCTCCAGAATCTCGTGTTGATCGAAGCATTGCCCGTTTATCCAAAACGGGTCTTCGAGACGAGCTTCCGAGACACAAATTTGAATGAGACAACGATCTCGGTTATACGGACGTTTACACCCAACTACGGTCAACGAACGACAGTCATCGGGCTGGGGGCCAACATACTCAGACACAGCCCCCTCAATTACTTCACGCATAAACTGAAAGACGCAATCCTCGGGAAGTTTAACAAGGTTGAAGACATCGAACTTTCGTGGCTTCCCGGCCCGTGTAAAAAACGACTCCTCGGGGAACCAGAAAATGAAGTGGCAGTTGTAATACTCATATAGCGGGAGCCGACGCCCCAGCTTCTTATCGATCACCCACATCTCCCTGACCAACGCCTGCTTCAATTTACGCGCCGCCTTCGAGAGCACACGCCCACCCCCCTTCTTCTGGGGGTAGGCGTTATTCAAGGAAACCGGGGTCTCCGGTATTGAGTAGATCGTAACTTCGCGGTCCATAAATCTCCTACGCCATCAACTGGCTGACGCCCCGCTCCTTGCGAACCACCCACCGCTTTGGAATCATCCCCTTCAAGAAGCTGTGCTGGGTGACGAGAAACACCGACAACCCATCGTTCGCGATCATCTGCAAGAGGCGTACAAGGTTCTCCATCCCGGTCACATCAAGCTTGTCATCGATCTCATCGGTAACAAGCAGGTTCATCTTTAGATTGGTGGTGGCACGTGCCAGCGCATTCAATGCAAACTGAATCACGAGGTCAGCGCGTCGGCGTTCGCCGGAACTACAGGCCGCGTAGCTACGCCCACCATGCACATCAACCGAGAACTTATCGACCGATTTCCCCGACTTGAGCTCGGTCTTGTTGTTGATGACGACCCGCTCCCCACCGAGCAAGATGTCGGAATACTCCGCGAGCTTCCCGTTCAAATACTCCACAGCAGACCGCAGCACCAATGACCGCATCCCGGTCGGCGCGAGCAGCTGCACTGTAAAGTCTAGGTTCGCCACTTCAATCTCCGCATCTCGTACCTCTGTGGTCGTTTGTTCGACCTGTCTAATATACTCTTCAACGCGGTCATCAATCAACTTCGCCTCGGCGACCAGATCAGATTCTCTCCGTTCGATCCCGGAAAGGAAGGTCTCGGCCTCCCGCAACCGAGACTCGCCCGACGCGATCCAACCCTCCAACCGCCCCACATCGGCACGGTAGACATCACGTTGCTCCTTCGCAGCCGCGATCTCCTCGACAATCTGGTCCCGTGTCGCATCGAGGTTTCGACGAGACGTTTTGAGAGTCGCCAGCTCAGCCTCCAGCGGGCCAACATCCTGCTCAACCTGTCGATGAATCGCATCCGCGTTGTCGAGGCTCTGTCCGCAGGTCGGGCACTTCCCCGCGTCCAACAGCTGCTGTGCCTCACAGATACGATCCTTCACCGTGGAGACCTGTGAGCTCAAACGAGCGATCCTCCTAATCACCTCCTCGTACTCCCCCCGCAACGTCGGGTCATCACGCCGCCCCTCCAGCTCATCGATCCGGGCCTGCTCGCCGTTGACCAAGCCACGCGCCGATTCAATATCCAGCCGCCACGTCTCCAGATTCTTTTCTAACGATGTCTTGGTCTGCTCGGCCTCCTCACGGTTCCCTCGGACCTCAGATCGATATTGCGCCAACGATTCCGAAACGGTCACTCGACGCTCCCGTTCCAAGCCGAGCTGTCGCTCCACCTGCTGCGCCTCACCCTGTCGTGACAGGAGTCCGATCTCAGTGGTCCGCCACTTGGTCCGCATCTCCGTATGGAGTTGATCGTAAATCGATAGATCGATCATTGACTCAACCAGCCGTTTGCGATCCGCATCCCCCAGACCCATGAACCGGTGGGTCAGCCCTTGCGTCATTAACCAGAGATGCTGAGCCATATCCGCATCGACACCGATCAAATCATCGATCTGATCCTGCACATCCCCGGCAAGGCGCGGGCTGATCGTCTCCCCGTTGACCACCACCCCGGCCCCGGTCCCACGTTCCGGGTCGTCCCGGTATCGCTCGACGATATAAGAGATGTCACCGATCTCCAGCTCCAGCTGGACGCGGCACGGCGTCTTCTTGCTCGCCTTACCGTTGCGCCACTTCACCTCGGTCTTCCGGACTCCCCGCAGCGTCTTGTCGTAGAGCACCCAGAACAGGGCTTCCCAGATCGCTGATTTCCCGGACCCGTTGCTCGACGATCCGCTATCGTCCAGATTCTCCCCCTCCACCATCACCAAACCCTGATCGTCCAGCTCGATGTCAAAGTCCTTGAACGAGAGGAAGTTGTGGCCGACCAGTCGCTTGAACCGCACTTCGGACCGACTCTTCGTAGGCTGGTTGGCACTGGCAATGCTGGCCGCGAGCTTCAACGAGTCCCGCACCGTTTCCAAATCGACCAGCGGCGACAGGGTTTCATGGTCCAATTCGGCCAGATAAGCGTCCAGATTCGCCTCTACAGAGGTGTCGAGGCTCAACTTGACCGAGGTATCGTCCGGCTTCTCGATCTCACCCGGAGAGACGATTGAGCCATGAAAACGGTCCAGCGCCTTCTCCAGTGTCTTCGACCCCAACATCCGCTGGTCGTGGCAGATCACCTTAACATTGGTCCGGTCCTGATCCGCCATCAACTCCAGCTTCGCCACGTCCTGTTGTTGGCGGATATGGATCGTCTTGAACTTCTTGTGATGAACCCCCTCGATCCGGGTCGCCTCGCACCGCACCTCGTCCCCCGTCGTATCGATGTCGAGCTGGAGCAAGCCTCGGGCCGCGCCACCCTCGGTATCGCTGAAGGAACGGGTCATCAGGCTCCCCACATGATGAATCACCCGGCCATCCGGACCGTTCTGGGAATGGGGATGGTGGTAGTGCCCATTCACAACCACCGCGCCGGGCGGGAACACATCGATCGGAAACCCCTTTGTCGACGCACTACCGACCTGTCGCGTCGCCCCGACGATCTCCAGATGCGTAAAAAACAGATTGAGCTTCGCCGAGCTATCCTGACTCAGCTGGCGAAGCCTATCCTCGTTCTCCGGAGTATGGTCCATGAACGGCACATAGTGAAACCACACCCCGTCGCCCTGCGACGGGTCCCGAACCCCCATCTTATCGATCACGAGCTCGTTGAGCCAGTGCAGGAGATGAATCTGCTGCGACGCATTGTAGAGCTCGTGGTTCCCAAGCACGATCTCCAACGGGATACCCGCGATGCTGCGACAGTGCCTATGCAGATCGGTCAAGACCTGATGCGCCACCTTGAGCGATCGCGCATCGATATAGTCATGCGTATGGAAAATATCACCGGTAATAAAGACCCAGTCCGGCTTGCTCTCCGCAACGTGTAGACGAAACCACTCAAAAGTTTGAATGATGTCGTGCAGGTGCGTGGTCAGACCATCCTCGGTCGGACGGCTAAACGCGGTATCCGGGTAGATGTGGGGATCGCTCCCGATTAAAATTCGCATTCTACTCCTCCACCACAACCCGCTTAACAATCGGCTTGCGGTACACAGTGTCCCGGTCCAAGCGGACGACCCGACCGCTCTTGAGCTGGACCCGAACATAGTTACGATGAATCCGCCGGACCCGACCGCTCAACACGGTGTCCGCCGGTAGACGACGCCTCTGGGTACGCGCCGACCCAGATAGGAAATACACTGTACTCCCGCGCTCAGCGATCCGAGGGACCGGACCGTCTCCGGTCAAAAATCGTTGTGACATCTCTCTCCTCCGCCTGCATTGGTTGTGCGTCGATCAGACCCCTCACATCGAGTTCCGGGAACTTTGCCCTGACCCGTGGAACAGAATACCGCTTAAAACGAAAACCAAAGAATCGCCGAAGGATCGGCCACGTTCTCCAGCTCCGCTTGTACCACGGTGGGGGCACATACTCCTCCATCCACGTCATCGCTCATCTCCTACTTCAGCCTCTGAAACGGAGCGATCCAGCTATCGAACTGGTCACAAAGTTCCTGAAAACTTAATGATTTGAATATCCGGAACAGATCGAGGTCCACATAGGTCTCGCTCACGTAGGTCTGCTCCATCACCCGGCGCTCCTTATCATCGAACACCTCGGCGTCGAGCCGCATCAGCTCGATGTTCCGACATAAGATGTCCTGACTCTCCTCGGTTGCCAGCTTCGCGGCCCGCTTTCCGAAATCACCATCCTCCGCAGCTGCCAAGAAATCCCCGCTAGTCTCCCACCGATCCGCCAGAATCGGTTTAATCGTCTTCTCCCCGACCCCCGGAACACCGGGGATGTTGTCACTCTTATCGCCAATGATCGATCGATACCAGACCCATTGTTTCGGGTTATTGATCCCGGTCAGCTCCTTGAAATTCTCGAACGTGACGACCTGCTCCTTGAGCGGGTCATAGATCATCGTTTCGAGATCGACCAGCTGAAGCATATCCTTATCCCCGCTCATCACAATGACCTTTTCCGACCCCGACATCTTACAGAGCTGGTAGATCACATCGTCTCCCTCTCGCCCATAGAATTGATAGATGCGACAGCCGAGACGCCACAGAATCGCATTTTTCAGGATCGCCAGCTGGCCGAGATCGTCCTCGTATCGCTCCCGGTCCTCCTCCCCCATCGGCGGCTTCACCTTGTATTCTGAAAGCCACCCCTTGCGCCGCTCGCTATGTCCACCGTCAAATACGACATGGACCTGATCGATCGACGGAAACTTGACCAGTAGCCCGTGAATACTGCGAACAAAGCCCATGACAACCCCGGTGTGGAGTCCGGTGTAACGCCGCAGCTTGGATAATGCCTTGATGTGACGAACCCTGTGAAACAGATGGTTCCCGTCGATAATTGCAATCATAAGTATAACCGGGGCGCATCGCGCCCCGGCCTCCTGTTTCTAGTTGGCGTTCGGATCGTTGGTCTCTTTGGTGATGACACCTTCATGCAACCCATCGGGATCGGTACGCTCCAAGATGGTCACACCACACTCCTCGATGAGCCGCGTACACAACACATCGAACTTCTCGCGGACCGCGCAGCAGTCCCCGTTCGCCATCTTCAACTCGGTGTGCGGCGGATAATGTCGCGTCGGCGCACCCATCATCTTCATAGGGCCATGCGGCTCGACCGTCTCCCCCTCAGGGTAGTCACGCAGCACCATGATATGATCCGGATTGAACAGGCGGACATCAACCTTGTCCTCGCCAACCGGAACCCAATGCAGAGGGATCAGATACTTCACGCCTGCGCCCTCCCCGCCTGACGAATCTCGGCTTGACAACCCGCCTGATGCGGGCACTTCAAGCACGTATCCGAATCCGGGGTGAACCCGATCGTCGCCACATCGTTCTGGACGATCCCGCCGTAGCACGGATACTTGTTCGGGTCCACGTTTTCCGGGTAACGCCGTGCCTGATCCGGGCTGATCGGTGCCTTGGTCCCATCCCCATTGTTTCCGGGGACACCGGCAGCAGGAGCGGATGCCGCCGGGGCACCGGCAGCAGGAGCGGATGCGGGGGCAGACACCGTTGAGCCACCAGCAGCCGGGGCGGAGCCGCCCGGACTCGCCCCACCACCGGGGTTCCCGGTCCGACCCATCGGAGGAACCGAACCCACCTTTGCGGAACCGTAGAACTGACTGTTGACCGCATCAGCGGCACGCCGAATGTCATCTTCCAACTCGTCCTTTGGGTTGTAATAGAGCTGCTGAAGATTCGGCAGCGCCTTCAGGGCTTGGGCAATCAGCTCAGAATGGGGATTCCCATTCTGATCGACGACCCACGGCTGAAGACGCGGAGGGAACTGATTGTTCACCATCTTGTCTGCCGGGATGTAATCGGACTGATAATCCGGAAACCCGTCTTTTGAGGTGGGCTTGGTTTTCGTTACCTTCAACATGAACGCCGCTGTGGGGTCCAGCGCATCGGGGTAGTCGTGGAGCACACGGGCCACCGCATTATACACCTTGATCGGGAACTCCCAGACCTGCACGAGGTTCGGCAGGTTGCCCGGATCGTTGTCCCGCATCTTCACCTCGATCGCATTAACATAGATACGGGTCTTCGCCATGCGCCGGATGATCTCCTTCCGCCGCTCCTCATCCGCGCTGAAATCGATCATCGCCGTTTCGAGCACATTGCAGATCGGACAGTCGTGATCCCAGAACTTGAGGCAGGGCACCGGAAAACGCATCGGATGGCACTGCCAATGCCAGCCGATCTCTCGCCGCATCTGTCCGGTGTTATCCCACGGGGGCATCACAAAGAGGTGGTACTGGCCCGGCGCATCGAACATGCGGGTCTCGGCGGGCTTATACCCGCTATTCCCTTCCCGGTTGGCTCGATTCGCATCGGCCTCCAAGGTCTGTTGATTCGGTCGAAAATAACCTTCCATTACGTTCTTCTCCTTCGTCACTTTCGTTTCATTCGTCTCATTTTGCTTCTAACGTCATAGTTCGTATCCATACCACCACTACACGCTCATAGGCGACCCTTTCCGATCCTGACGTTGATTGTTCGAGAGCTGCTCCAGCGATTTGAATCGCGTGAGCACCGCCCACCTGATATGGCTGAGCAGGGACGCCAGATTCTCGAAGGCAGACGCCCGCTCATCGAGCGGTCGATAGTCCGCGTTACCCCGCACCATACTCTTCACTTTCCACTCGGTCTCCTTCCCGTTCAACTTATGGTTCAGAGCCGTCATCACCAGTTTATCGTAAACCTCATCCGCCTCGTTCCGGGCGACCATCGACAGGTTCCGGTATCGTTCATAAAGATACGCCGCCACTGCCTCCAGCTTAGATTGTCGCTCCAGCTCGTCGTTGATCTCCCCAATCTCCAGACTGGACAGGATGCCAAGCAGCATCTCCCGGTCCTCCTCGTTGACAAACGGGAGCATGTCTGCATCGCTCTTTACACGCTTAATGACTTTGTCGATCATACGACCTCCCGCCACACCGGCTCACGACCCGGTGCCACTTCCGGGAATGTGAGCACGGACTCGGCCTTCTCCTCCTCCAGCTCGGAATACACCATCTCGACGCCGGAATCGTGTTGTTTGATGTGTCGCAAGATTTGCTTCATCACGTCGATCTTCTCCCCCTTCGCCTTCAATTTGACTTGGCGATCCGGCAACAGGACCGCCCCAATCGTCTCATACCAGTTTAGACCGACATCGAACTCGACCTCCAACGGTACGTTGAGGATCGGAAGACACTGCGGCAGGTTCTCCACCATGGCCCATTGCTGCAACGCCATGTAATCGTAGAGCTCGAAGATCGGCGTATCCGCACCGATACTGTCATGGATGAACTCCCAGAGCCGCGACCACATCCGACGCTCCTCGATCTCCTCGTGAATCTGCTGAAGCGCCAATGTCGCCAAATCGCTGGAGTCGCCTTGGATCGGCGTGTTGATCGCCGCTCGAACCGCCCCGCTGCTGAAAAACCGGTTGTCGTCGTCGATGTCGGGCAAGAGCCGCCGATGCCCCAACGAGGTCCAGATGCACTTATGAGTTTTAACGAAATCCTCGCAGTTGTCCATATACTTTTTATAGTTAGTACACTGCGCGATGATCGCCTCGTAAATCATTTCCGCATGGGCCAACGGGATATGATAGGTCGCCGCGATTGTCGCAGGCTTCATCCCGTACATCACCCCGAATGTCGTCGCCTTACCCGAGCTGCGCTCCTCCTTCGTAACCTCCTCGGCCAGCTTCGCAAAGTACATCGCCGCGTTCATCGTATGAATGTCGGCATGGTTCCGAAAATGGATCAGCCACCGTTCTTCCCCACTTTTCCGTGCACCCTCACGCAGCTCCATTTGACTGTAGTCCCCCATACAGAGCAGTCCGTCAACGAAGCGGCTGATGTAGACCTTCTTAATAATCCCCTCTCGCGGGACCGTCTGAATCGCCGGGTCGGTCGCGCTCCACCGACCGGTGCCCGTGCAACGAATATTGTAGCAGCTGTGGGTGCAGCCGTCCCAACCGATCAATCGCTCCAACGGCAACACATAGGATGTGTAATGCTTATTGAGCGTGCGGTAATCCAACAGCTTGTGAAGCGCCGCGATTGACTGCTCATAGTACGCATTGTTCGCCGGATCGCGCTTCTGGCACTTCGCGAGGTATTCGATGTGCAGCTCGATCGTATCCTTGTTGGTCTCGCCCTGCACCGTGTAGCCCCGACTGGTCAGGATTTTGTCGGTAGCCTCCTTGTAATGCCCCGGTATGTAGGGCAGACCCATAACCCCGTGCAACATCAGGTTCATCGACTGCCAACCGTTCAGAACCAACTTGTAGTCGCACATCTCCGTCAAAGCTTGTTCATATCCCGCATCCACAAACCACTGGATAAAATCCTCGACCTGCTGCCGCTGCTCCTCGCGTACCTCGTTCAGAATCGAACGATCCACGAAAACACCATTGATCCGCATCTGCACGGCGAACGGGTGACTCTTCAGGGAGAGATTTTTATAGGCCCAGATCAGCCCTTTGTCGATCTCCGGATCGTAGAGTCCCGGCATCTTGTGCAACTCAACGAGGCTATCCGGCGGAATCTCAACCGACTCCATCAGCCGCTTCTGAACCGGGATGATCTTACTAACCGCAACCACATCGCCACACGCATAGTTCTTGAAAACCTCGGGCGGCACGTCCTCGAACGGGTCTTGGTCCTTCCGCAGCTTCATCTGCGCCTCGTACATCTCCTGCTTCGGGTGGCTCCAGCCCCCATAATTCGTTGCGAGGTAGTCGAGGTCGTGCTGCTCGGTATCGTTAGAAATCGACCACGCCGCCAACATCGTATCCCACACCACATTCTTTCCCGGAATCCGGGTCGCGGTGTGGGAATGGAACACGGTATGATCGTACTGGAAGTTTTGACCGGCAACCGGCACCGCCCGAAACAAACGATTGAGCGCCGCGTCGATCTGGGCAATGGCAACCAGATCGCCTGCAAACGGTCCATGCTTGTACCGGTACGGAATAAAATAGGCGTGCTCGTCCGGCGGTGCGTGCTCCCACCAACCCGGCGCGATTGTCACGCACAGCATCCGAAACGTCGAATGGAAAATTTCGAGTCCACCATTCTCCCCCTCACTGGAAGCCTCCGTGTCGACACTGAGGTAGTCCCACTTCCCGGCTTGATACTCGGCAATCCAACGATCCACCTGCTCCTCGATCGCCTCGATGTCCTCAAGATCGGTCCGGGCCACGGTTGCCAATGTGCCGTTAATCATATCCCATGCGTACCGCAGGTCTTGAACGATGAGCGCCCCGTACTTCGTGTTACCGCGCAGCACCGCCGATGGATGGATCACGGGAAGGCATCGATAGCTCCCGCTAAACCACTCCTTACCGAAGTGGGCAATATCTAATGTATGTAATTTCCCCCTGATCTGCGTAATGTTTTTCTTACCGAGCAAGCTCTGGGTCGCCGAGTTACCGAGGACCAAGACGATCTCCGGATCGTATTGCACGATCTCCTTTTGGATATGGTAGCGACAGGCCATAATCTCGAACTTCTCCGGCGAACGAATCCCCTTACCCTCGATCGGACAGCAGCGCACCACGTTCGTAAACGCGATCGCCTCGTCAGGGATACCAACCTCTTGTAGGTAGCCACGCAGCAGCTCACCCGCCTTGCCGACAAACGGCATCCCCGACTTATCCTCGGTCCGCCCCGGAGCCTCCCCAACGATCAGGATACGCGGCTTGGTCGCCCCGTATCCCGGCATCCGATTAGTCATCAACTCGGGCTGAGCACACAGAGGGCACCGCTGGCATGTTCCCGGTGTGAGGTCAACAGCTTGGTCGCCCCGACAGATCGAGCAGACGACCTCGCGATCGCAGCCGGGCTGCCCCTTGGCCTGATCGACCTCGGCACCGCAGTAGAAACAGCGACGATACACCGTCCCCGGATCGAGCCACGGAGCGGTATAGCAGTTGTCCCACTTCTTCAGCAGCTTCGGCTTCCTCGGTTTCTTGCTCTTAGCCACGCCGTCCTCGCATCAAAAATTCGCTTGTCGCGGTCCACGGATCGAAAGGAACTGGTCGTATCTGGTGGAACCGCTCGTAACCGAGATCACCGGGATCGTGCCCCGGTGGTAACGGCACCAGCGAGACCCGACACCCCTGATTATGAAGCCACTCGCACAGCTTGACCGCCTTGTCCATCGCATCGCTATCCAAGGCAACGATGTATTCATCGAAATTCGCACGGAGCAGCCGGAAGCGCTGGTCCTGACTCAGGTCTTTTCCGTACCCGGCAACCGCCTGCTTGCCCACCGCGATCGCATCGAAGATTCCCTCGGTGATGTAGACACGGGTGAAATCGACGATGCGGTTCATGTTCCACAGACACATCGATTTCTTCACCCCCGGAGCACTCTGATACTTGTCGGCGCGACCCGGATAGTTCTTAATGTCACGCAACAATGCCTCGGTGAAGGCTCGGGCCTGCCAAAACACCACGGGATCGTCTGGAGATGGACCCGCCTGCTCCAGAAAAACGACCCGTTCAGCCAGCTCCAACAACCCCTCTCGAATGTTGTAGTAGTTAATATCGTCCCATGTTAGCCCTCGATCCAGCAGATAATATGCCGCCGGAGACTCTGGACCGATCGGCTGACATGGTGGCATCCCGATCGATGGGTTGATCTCGGCAACCCCTTCCGTCTCACCGCAGGAACGCCGCAGTGTATCGATCAACCCGTCAAACTGATCGGGTGTAGGTGCTGGGTGATCCCCCCCATACGGGATGCCCAGCAATTCGTAGAAGTGACGCCGCGCACCCTTGGCACCGCAGCGGTGACAGGTCCACAAACCCGTCTGGATATTGAAGTACAAATGGTGCTTCTTGTCCGGACGGGTCGGCGGGCAAAACGGGCAGTTGAAACGCCGCTCGTTTGCCCCGGCACGAAGCGGTGTCCCCAGCTTCGCGACGACTCGTGGATCGAACTCAATCATGGAGTGGTTTCCGCTCCGACTTCTCCTGCTCCTTCGGAGCCTTGTCGAGCGGCTCGACCTCCTCTGTGGAACCGCCGCACCAAGCACACTTCAAAATAACCTTACCCTCCCCGGTGTCGTAATTCGCCGGAACCATCATTCCCCCGCACTTCGGACAAGTCTTTGTCAGCATCTCGTTCTCCTTGAAAAGGGGATGCGCCTCACAGCGCTTCGGTGGCACGACCACCCGGCGCTCCCCGACACCCAGACAGCATGACGCGGGATTGGGATTATTCGGGAACCTTCGTATAGGTGAACTCGGAGACATCGTCCCACGCGACGACGACCGGCTTCCCCCCCACATCGAGACCGATCGAAGTAGTGTTGGGCAACATCACGCCCTGCCCCTCGGGAGCCGACTCGTCGAGACGCTGAAGCAGATTACCGACGCCGACGAGCATTCCGACAACCGGCGACTTCCCGGCATCGCTCCGCTTTTTGATTGTCATCTGAATCTTACCGCCGTACTCCCCCCGGATATTCTTCTCCAGTTCCGGGTTGCGGACAATACCGAACTGAAGCGGTAGAGCCTCGAAACTCAACTTGAAATCGTCACTGAAAACGCTCATGCTTGCACTCCTTTTCACTGTCGTTGTCGAATCAGGATGCCTGCAAACGCTGCACGGCATCGTATAACTGCGCCGTGGTTCCGGACTTCACCGGTCGAATCTTACCGGCAATAACACCGGCGAGCACATCGTAGAGGAAGGACGACCGGCTCCGGTATCCGGCCTCCTCCCAAACCTCGTCGATCTGATCGACCATTGACTCGGGAACGATCACCTGAAGCGTATGGCTCCGTTCCCCCTCACTGACTGATTTCGGCATATCGCATCTCCTATACAGCACTCGTCCGCAGGCTATTGTAGTCGAATAGGATAGACATGTCAAGACCCCTCGCCATCTTCGGAATCGTCGTCCAGCTCGCACATGAAGGCGTGCTCGAACTGAAAGCCAACCTTGAACTCCACATTGGACTTGCCACGACGATTCTTGTCCACGAAGATACGGGCCTCGTTGTTGGCCCGCTCCTGCGGTGACTGGTTCACGCTCATCACCAGATCGGCCTTCGAGGTCTTCTGCGAACTGTTGGCAACGTGATCCTGCGTGAGCACCTCGCCCTTGAAGGCTCGCGTCGCGAAGCGCGAGGTTCGGCTGATCTGGGAGGGGACAATCGCGACCAGATCGTACTCGTACGCAATGTTCAACACCTCGTCGTAGATCGACCCCATCGCCTCGTACATGTTTTCCCCGGTTGCACCGCGCAGCTGATCCGGGTAGTCGAGGATCATAATGTCGGGTGCAAACCCTTCAGCGGCGACGAGTGCGGACAGGTGATTGCGGATCATTCCGATAGTTGTGGTGCCCGGCGTGAATGTCTTGATCCATAGGCCGAGCTCGTCGAGACGCTCCTCCTTGTAGCGGCGCAGGAACATCTCCTCGTTCCGCACCACATCGTACATCCGGCAACCAGTGAGCCGCGCCGCATACCGAAGCGCCACGTCCTCGGTATGCAGATCACCGATCGCATAGTGCAGAACCTTCCCCCTTCCGTACTGAAGATGATAGGCCGCGAGATTGATGCAACACATCGTCTTGCCCGCACCACTCAGACCGAGGACCACGACGAGCTCCCCACGGCCCAAGCCGCCATAGGTGATTGTGTTGAGCCGGGGAAACGCCGTCTTGATCCGCTGGTCTTCCCCATACGCCGAGGATCGCAGCCGCATCGGCAGCTCGGCCCCCTCCCGCGAAAAGCTCATCCCCATGTCCCTCACGTCCTGCCCGGTCCGCCCCGCCGAGACCAACCAATCGATCTGCTCGTCGAGTGGTACACGCTCCCGACTATCCTTCTTGAACTCTTCAACCACCCGAATCAGGGCCAGACGCATCGCCTCGTCCCGTGCGAAGTCAACCGCATGATCCCGAACCGTTACAGGATCAGCCAGCTCGACACGCTCGAAGATGTAACTCCCCTCTTCTACCAAAGACTGATAGAGCTCCTCGGCCAAAGCTCCACTGGACCGCAGCCGATCCAGCTCCTCGATGTAGACTGGGAGCGAGAGGGTCTCGTTGTAGCGTTCACGATGCCGCACGATCTGGCGACACAGGGTCTGGAGGATTTCGTTTTGAAAGAACTGGGGCTGGATCACGCCGGGGAACCGCTCCAAGAAGTGCGGTTCCCGAACCATCAGGGCGAGTATTTTACGTTGGAACTTTATGTCAAACGGATATGCGGTGATCTCGCTCAACGTCCTTCCCTCCTCTTCCGCTGCACCTCTTGGCGACAGAACGGCGGCGTGTACCTCTTCGGGAAGAGCTCACCGTGGTTCGGAAACACGATCCGCTCAATGTCAATCTCCTCGTCTGTGATCCGATCGGTCTTCGGGGTGGACCGCTGAAGCCTGATCATTGAAGGCTGAGCTAGGGGTTGTAAGCTAAGCCAGTAGCGGCACCCGTCCTTCGTGTTATACCGCCACTTATCGTAGCTACTTTCGTAGGCCGGTTCCATCTCCCAGACCCGACCGCCCCGGAAGTAGACAATGATCGTTTGCTGGTTCTGAGAGCTCATTGTCCGTCGTGCTCCACCTCCTGTGTGGTCAAATGAGCCAACCACTGCTCACGCTCGTACTTCCCGATCAAGTGGCCCTCCACCACGATCTTGGAATGGTTCTTGAGGTGCGCCGCTACGGCTTGTGAAAGTTCGGACGCGCACGCTTCAGGGTTGTCGTCCTTCTCCAGCTGCGCCGTAAAGCTGGTTTCGATCCGGGCCGATTCGTAATTTCCCATATTCATGGTCCGACCCATACTGACTGTGATTTCCGTAACTTTCATTCTGATCTCCTTCTAGTGAGTGAAAAACGTCCCAATAGAATAGACTAGGTTCTGGCGAACGTCAAGGGTTTTCGGTTTGAGCTCCGAACATTAGCTCCGAACACTGGGCTGAAATGGAGGGCTGAGGACAGGGCTGGCGGAAGGAGGAGGCTCGGTTGGTATAGATTTTGCAAAGAGGGGAGAGTAGAGAGTTGAAGAAAAGACTTTACTTTTCTTTTTCATTCTATTATAATGGGGGGAGGTTCGCGGGCGGGAAAAATTTACTTTTTACTCTTTAGTGTTTAGAGAGAGAAGAGAGAGGAAAGGAGAGAGGAGAGCCGAGAGAAGAAATCAGTGCTGATAATCCACCCTCCCCTTTCCGTGCTGATGAGAATAGTCCACCCTCCCCGCTCCGCAGCAAATCTCCCCTCCTGCTCGCCCCGCCCCGCTCACAGTGCTGCCACCGGGATGCGGTGATTCCGATAGATGCTGAATCGGGTCAGGCTCTGGTGCTTCAGGTAGGGATGGGTCAGGTCCATGAAATCGATCACGTGGCACCGGTTCCCGAGCACCGAGCCTTCCTTGACCCGCATCCCGCGTCCGAGCCGCTGGAGCAGCTGTCGAGGCGAGCGTCCGGCGGCAGCGTAGATGATCGCGTTGATCCCACTGATGTCCACGCCTTCGTCCAGCACCGGGGTCGCAAAGGTGATCGAGGGCTGGCTGATGAACTCGTGGAGCCGCTCCAAGTCCCACTTCTCCTTCTTGACCGTGCCGTAGGGAGCTGTCCAGACCTCCTTTTTCCCGGTCGTGAAGATCGAGGCTTCTCCGTAGCCGTCTTCAGCGCAGCGTCGCAGCAGGTCGTGTCCGTGCCGCTTGTGGTGTACGAAGACCAGCACCGAACATCCCTGATTCGCATAGTGTTGGGTCAGATGAACGATCTCGGCGTTCCGATGAGGATTGGCGACGATCCCGTAGCGATACACATCGGCCCAGTCCCGGATAAGATGCGAGAGTTTGCCGTCGACTCCGTCTGGGGTCTCCGTGGAGTGAATCGCTACGGTTCGCACCTCCGGCTCGGCCAGTAAACCTTCCTGCACCAGAACCCATGCGGGCAATGAATAAACCACCTCCCCGGTTGCCCCGACCACTATTCGGTCGTCGACCGCATCGGCCAGTGGGTTGTTGAATGGTGTGGCTGATGCCCCAAACCGGTAGGGAGCCGGGATTTCCGCTGCGATCGCAGACCACGATTCGCTCCGGAGGTGGTGACATTCATCGAAAATCACCGCCTGTTTGGCGCTGAGAGCCTCTAGGAACGACGATCGCCGTGATTTGACGCCGTTATACAGACCATTGGAGATCGCCACTGTAATCGGCTGTTTGAGCGCCTGACGACCATTTCCAAGCACGCCCACCATCTCATCGGGGACTCCACGCTCGATGAGCCGGAGCTTGGTTTGCTCCAGCAACCGCTCGGTTCCCACCACGATCAGACCATTCTCGATCTTCCCGTGGTCCAGATACCACTTCAGGATCGCCACGAAAATCTCGGTCTTACCGGCACCGGTTCCCATCTGGAGGATACCGTGGCCCCGGTGGATCGCCTGTTTGATCGCTGCGACCTGATAGTCCCGGAGCTCGATGCCCCTAAGCTCAGGTGGTTCGATCTCGGAGAATGAGACGCTCCGATCCACGTACCCCTCAACCTCGAAGGGGATGTTGTGGGCCGCTGCCCAGTCTCGGGTCTGATCGAGAAGGCCGGTCCAGATCAATGGATCGCCGCAGTACGGGTGCGCCCCACTCCAACGCAGCGCAGACACTACCTCCTTCTTGGTGGTATCGGTGAGCCACGCATGGAGCTCCTGTAACTCGTAAGGCGTCGCCTCGACTCGGCACAGATGATGATCGTAGTAAACTTTCATAGGGCTAGAGTAACACGGATTACACTAGGATACAAGGGGTAAAGCCCCCGGAGAACCGGGGGCTGTAGGCGGGGCGGCGCGTCACGACACGATCCGATTTGTCCCGAGGGCTGGATAGTCCGATGGTGTAGCGTGATCCGATTTGTCCGGTGGAGTGGCAAGGTTGGAACCGTCGCTCGCAGGGACATGGGTTGGTGCGGCTCGACTTGTCGAAAGGACGGAGAAGGGCTGGCGAGGGCTGGATTGGTCTGTCGAGTGGTTCGGACGGTTGAGGAACGTCGTCCGGGTTGGTCTGGGGTAGACCGGAGTGTCAAGGGGGCAGGGTTGGTAAGGAATGGAGAGGGGTGTCGAGCGGTGCGTATCGGGCATGGTGGGCTTGTCATTTGGTCCGAAAGGTCGCGGCATGTCGTTTGGGCGCGGTTGGGGCAGGCTCGGATTGTCGCCCGAGCTGGTCGGGGCTGATTCGTCACGCGGGTGGGTAAGGTTCGGATTGTCGAACGGATACGAGGACTCGGGGCCGGTTTCCCGGCCCCTGATTTGGGCGTGGCCCGAGGAGCGGCGGCTGCCCCGTCTCTGTCTGGTTGCCGCAGTCCTCAACATGTCAGGCAGCCTTGTCCCGACGGCACGTCGCCGGGTCCATCTGAAGCTCAGCCATAACCTTCTCGTACTCGCCCTCACCGAGCACCCGGAACTCGGCGACGCTGAACTGTCCGTAGCCCTGACTGCGCAGCGCGCCCAGACCGTTGAGCTGGGCGTAGCGCAGGAGCTCGGCGACCTCGTCGATCGTGACCCGCATCTTGTTGCTCGGATCGTCGAGTACGGCGACCACGAAGCTGATCTCCGCGTTCTCCGCATAATCGACCAGCCGGATCGAGGTGCGCGGCCCTTGCATCGTCATCGCGTGGACCACGCGCTCGTCGGTCCCGGTCGGCGCGTCGAGGTGCAGGTGGGTCCGATCGCCGAGTACGAAGACGCGCTCCGAAATCTTGGATTTCAGCCCGCTCTTTTCGAGCACCCCCTTCATCACGTTGCCCGCCTCCTTCAGCATCGCCTTGATGCAGCGGTTCTCGATGTAGAGTCCGTGGCCGTCCGACTTGAACCCCTCACGGTGCTTCTCGCTCTTCTCCTCGGTCATCTCGGGGAGCTCCACAAGCGTGGCCTGTACCAGCTTCTCGCGCTCGGTGGCACTGAGCTCCTTGTTCTTCGACTCGATCCAGCTGCGGATCACCTCCTCGTTCCGGGGAATCCCTCCGGCCAGCTTATCGTGGAACCGGAGCTTGACCAGCACATGGTTCCAGAGGCCGTCGGTGTGGTTGTTGAAGAAGTCCACGGTGAACTTCTTGTTCCATTTCTTGAGTTGCTCTGTACTAGGTGGCATGTCGTTTCTCCTATGATTCGTTGACGTTTGCCGTTTTAACTACGGTCCCCGGCACTATGCCGACGGGACCACATCCAAACTCGGATTGAGAATTTGTCGAAATTCGATAACGCGAAACTGGAGATGCGAGAAGCCAGACCGCTGGCCACAGCGTAGCACCTCGGCGACCTCATCAACCGTGGCTCCCGCGAGGATCGAGATCGTAAAACTGAGCTCGGTCTCGCCGGACCCATCGTCGGGGGTGGTCAAATAGGTCCGGGAATCCCGAATGTAGACCCGCTCCCGGATGCGCATCTCCAACCCATGTTGTTCCGTAGGGAGGAACTTTACCGAATGAACCAGCATCAATTTGATGCTACGATTCAAGATGTAGGTTCCTACCTCGTCTTCCAGAAAACCATTATACCGGTGGCCCTCTCCCCGGACCATCTCGGAAAAACGTAGTTTGACCGATACGTGGTTCCACAAGCTTTCGATTTGGGCTTTGGTACTGTGCAGCATATCGTTTCCTTTCGTTGACAATTATTGCCGATCAAGACCTTCGAGGTGTGCGATCTCACGCCACACCCCGACCTCTTCGCCGATTCGCGAGTTGTACTCCCGAAGCCTCTCGTTTTCCAATTCAAGATCGATAATGTACTGGCGTAAGGTGCCGATCTTGTATTGACCGGCACCGTACTCGTTCTGGGCGGTATAGAGCTCAGCGCGTAGCCGAGTGACCTCCTCTCGTAAATCCGTATTCTCCTTCTCGGTTTTGTCGTTCCGCTTCTCCAACGCTACATAACGACGCTCCTCGTCGGTCCGGTATTCGTTTAGCTCTAATTCCACATCGATTCCCCGTCCCGCAAGAATTGCTAATCGACCCTCCGTCTTTGCGATCCTAACGGACAGTATCGTATTCTCGTGAGCCATCGCGTCCAACCGTGTTCGAGGAACCATGTGCTTTTGCTTCATACGCAAAACGTCGGACTCTTCGCGGAGATAGTTGCACTGTCCGGTGATCCGTGCATTCTCCGCCTCCAGCTGGCGAATCCGATATTGCAGCTCTTCACACATCGCGCTTCTCCATCTTCATCCGATACTGAATCTGGGTAAGCTCCTCACGGCTGATCGGCGTGAAGTCCCGAACATCGACGCCGACATTGATGACGTTGCGCTGCTCCGCGAACAAGGTGTGGACGTGACCGCAGAGGAACCAGCGATCCTGCGCCGCCTCGGACAATGCCGGATCGTGGCACACCACGAATCCCTCGGACTCCATGTAGGGGTAGATCACCTCTTGGAACCCGGCGTGCTCGACGAGCCAGACCGCATCGGTGACATCGTGGTTCCCGAGGACCAGTATCTTGCGGCCCCGCAACTTGCGTAGGGTCCGCTGGTAGAACCCGAGGTGCTCCTTGGTCCGCAGACTGAAGTCTCCAGCCACGATCACGGTGTCATCCGGCTCGACCACCGCGTTCCAGCGTCGGATCAGCTCCTTGTTCATCTGCCCCACCGTCTTAAAGGGTCGGTTACAGAGCCGGATGACATTGGCGTGGTCGAAGTGGAGATCGGCGGTGTACCAGATCATGCTTCCACCTCGGGCGGCGGGCACCCATAGCTGAGATCGTCCCACTCGTGATTGGGCTTCGGCGGATTATTGATGTTGAATCCCACATCCTCCTCGATCAGGTTCCCGTCCTCACCGTAACGGGGGGCCACGCCGAGCTCCCGGAGCGAGGCAAGGCTTGACAGGTAGGAGTGGTACTCGTCGCACATCATGCCGCTGAGATAGGGGTGGTCCTCGATCAGGTGCCAGAGCCGACTATACATCTCCCGGCTCACCCGTTGGTCATCGGTGATCTCACGTTTCTTCATCGCACCACCTCCGTCCGCCCGGTCACCGTATCCTGCGCCTCGAACGGGTCAATCAGGGCACCGCCCTCAATCAGCTTCAATCCCCGACCTGTCGGCTGGAGCACGAGCTCCCTAAGATAGTTATTCCAGTAAACAGAACGAGCCGCCGGAACCACCTCGGTCGGTCCCTCCTGCTCCAGCTCCTCGATCAAGACAACCGGATCGGTTTGGCGATTCAGAATCTCAGCCATCTCCTCGCGGACCCGGCGACGGAACCCGTTGAGCCGGTCCAGCTGGCCTTGCAACGGGTTGACCACATCGACGGGCCTCCACTCCCGGACCCGCTCACAGGTCGCACAGGTGCAGCCCTGCACCGGAAGGAACTCCGCGTTCCGTGTCGAGAAGATATGCTCCTCGGCCAACCAATGCGGTTTCAGCACGACCCGAATCAGGTACTGCCGCTCCGCTGCCTCGCGCTTCCGCCGTTCCGCCTCGGTCTCCTTGTGCTGCTTGACAATGCCGCGCTTCTGACGGCGCACGTGCCGTTGGATCACACCATCGCGATAACTGCGGTCCCGACGTGTCATCTTCCTACGCATCCTCATTCTCCTCCCCCGCCTCGATCGGGCGGTTCTCAGGGATGTGAACCTTACCGGCCTCCTGCTGTCCGACAAAGAAGGCAACATGATCCACATCGTTTTTGAACTCTTTTTTCTTGCCGCTCCGCTCGATCTCCTTCTGGAGCTTGTTTTCCCAGCTCTGGAGAGCCACCAGCTGCTGATCGATCCGCATCACGGCTTCCGAGTTGTCCGTGTTGGGATCAGCCTGATGTGCCTCTTCCCGCGCCTCCTTACTCGCCTTCTCCTTGGCGGCCAAGAGCCGTCGGGTCAGCCGCGCCGCCATGCCAAGGAGGAACGAGTTGCGGGCCTTGACGCCTTGCAACCGCTGCACCCCGAAGTTGACGGCCCACTCCTCACTCACCTGAATCGCGATCTTCGCGTCGCGATCCATTTGCTTCCAGCGCCGCTCGCACTCCTCGTAGAGATAGTCCCAGAGGAACTCGACGAAGGACAGGTCCACGTCGCGCCCGAGCGCGATCAGTTGATCTCCGGCCTGCGTGTAGCGGCAATAGTTTGCGGTGGCCACCCCGACGGCGAGAGTGTGGTGCCACTGAAGAATCCGGCCAGATCGCATCAGGACCACAACCATCGCGTTGTCCAGCGAGTAGTCCTCTTCGATCCGCATCTCGTCGTCAGTGATCCGGTGGCGCTCGATCATCTCCTGTGCACGTTGCGCCGCCAGCTCTGCCTCGTGCGGATTCTCCGATTTGGCGAGGTCCATCAGGTTCTTGACCCGATGGATCACATCATCCCGCTTCGCCATCTTCGACCTCCTCTTGTTCATCTTGTTCCGGGGGCTGCTCGTCCTTCAGCATCCGAAGCTGAAACCGGGATGACCGGATGATCCGTTGCTGCTGGGCGCACCATGCTTGGAGCCGCCCCACCTTGTCCTCCGCATCGTCAAGCTGGTCCAACATCTCATTGACGGTCTCGACACAGCTCTCGGGAAACGTCCCCGCCTTCTTATGCTCCATCGTTGCCTTACGCAGCTCCTGCACCTGAAGCGGCAGTTCCGAAAAGTTCATGTTAGTCCCACTCCACCTGTAGCAGTTCTTCGTAGCCCTCCAGACCGAACAACAGCTGGAGCTTGCTCTTGCTTTCCTCGCAGCCCCGGTACGCCGCCATACCCTCGCGCAGCGCCGACGCATTGACCGCGTAGCCGAACTCGAAGACGAAGTCGGCCACGTCCTCGGCGTTCTCGTAGGCCGACGCATCACTGGCCATCGCCTCCAGAACCTCGTGCGCGTTGACATCGGCCTCGGTCAACGCCGATCCGATCGAGTAGGTCGTCACGAACTCCCGGCCCCCACCGAGGCTGGTCAGCTTGACCCGATAGTGTTTCGCCTCCGAGTTATCGGCCCAGCAGCCGTCGTCCCGCTTCTCGATGCGCTCGTGGCGCTCCTCGACCCGATACTTCTCGATAAATTCCTGTCCCGTCATCTCTTACTCCTCATCGTTGCGGACGCTCCGTGCGCCCCGTTTCGTAGTGTACAGGCTGGTCGGAGCCTGTTTGGTGATCGCATGTGGGCGGTTCCACTTCTCGCGGTCCTTTGATTTCGCACGAGCGATCTTAACCCATTTTCGACCGGTCCCGATCACGGTGCCGTGGAGCACGCGCTGACCATGGTGCGGATCGTAGCCGCCGCCGGGCCACCAGACCTCAAGACCGGCATGAATCCTGTACCCATCAGCGGTTTGCATGATTGAACTCCTCGTGCCCCAGCATATCTAACATTTCCTCTACCGCCAACTCGCAGCGACGCAGCCAGTGAGTCGGTCGATAGCTGGGGTTCATCTGGTGTTCCATATCGTTTCGGATGATCCGGGTACGATAGAGCTGCCCGCCCCGCACCACGCTGATCCGAAAGACCTCGTACGCCTCCTCCGGCTCATCAAGCATCCCATGCTTCGGGCCGATCTCCACACCGATCCAACACTCGAATCGGGTAACACCGGGCCAGTCCTTGATCTGTTGCAGCTTGTCAAACATCGGCTTTCCCTATTCCGGCCACGTTCCCTGCGGCGATCAGCGCGGAAAGGAATACTGCCCCCTCGTCACGCCACCGCTCCACGTTGTCGCGGACCTCGTGATCCCACTCATTCGGGCTGACCAGAACGGGGAACCAATTGCTCTCCGCCCCGCAGTTATGCAGACCGACCAACATCAGTTTGACAACCAGACAAGCTGCCCAGCTGACTCGCTCCGTCGGATCGTGGGGATAGACGAAGACGGCTTTGTTGTGACGCGGACGGCTCTCCACACCTACCGCTACCGTCCCCACAGGGGTCTCGACCACAACGTGGCGTACAACGAGTCCGCCCGGCATCCGCAGCGCATCGGAAATATCACTGATCCAGAAGAAGCAGGGACGCGGCATCAGATAACCGTTGACCAGACCGATGATGCGCCGTGCGTTCTCCTTCTGGGGAACCTCAGCCACGTAGATCATCCCGTCCTCACCGTCCATTGCCGTGATGTCCCAGACCCGGTTGATATTGTCCCACTGCATCACCCACGGTCCGGAGGTCGCCGGGTAGTACTTCTCGTTTTGCTGTCCGTAATCCTTGGCCATGTTGATCTCCCTAGAATACGAAGTCCTGAAGCGATTGAACGTAGCCTCTGGCGAACGTAAACGCTTCCCAGTCCAGTTGATCGTTGTGCGGAGCCATGATGCGCCACGTGAGTGCGGTGTGGAACGACTGCCCCAGCTGCTGGGTATCCAACTCGGTGCGCAGCACGTCGAGCAGGAACACCGCGATCCAATTACAGACCATCCGCGAGTACATGCCATCGGTCTGCTTGTCGACGTGGTGAGCCGGAACGATCCGACCGGCACCGCTCAGCTCCGCCGTGACAATTGCCGTGCCGTGCTGACAGGGACAGGTCAGCTGGGCGACTCCGTCGATCTCGTAGGTGAAGCGATCCACGATCGTACCATCGTCGTTTCGACTGAAGCCCATCATCCGAACCATGATTTTCGAGTCCATCAGTCCTCCTCTGCGACGTAGTGCCGCGCCACATGTTTGAGCACACAGACCCGCTGAGCGATCGAGAGGCGTTGCTGCCCACGCCAGACACCCTCATGTTTGACATCGCCCACACGGTGGTCGAACTGAGTAGGCTCCACCCCGGCGAGATAGTCCCAGCTCCGCAGTGGAATCGTGTTGAGGTGGTGGTCGCCGTCGCGCAACGCCTTCTCCACTTGAAATTTCAAATGGTAAACTTTATCGATCAGCTGGCCCAGACCAAGCTGCTTGGCCAGCGCATCATACTTCTCGAAGTGCTCGCGCCGACGCCGCTGTCGCACCTCCTCATTGGTCAGCTGCTCCCCGCGACGCCGAGCCTCGGCCCCGTCGTGCCGCTCGCGCCGCGCCTGCTTCAACATGGTATCGATCGTCTCCGTCATCGGTATCTCCTAATACTTGAGCGCCAAGATTCCGTCGAGAACCTTCGCCACATCCTGACCCACCCCCCGGAACCGCAGCTCTACGGTATCCAAACCTCCGAACGGGCCGAGCGCAAACGATTCGACGTGGTTGATGCGGGCCTGACGCACCCGGCTCTCGCTCCACTCGACCCCCATCGAAGCGATCTCCAAGTCATCCGTGTTGTACAGGCTGAGATAGACATACCGCAGATCGCGATACTCGCTGCGATAGTAGCGGTCGTTCGTCGAGACCTTGACGTTGTAGCCCTGCTTCAGCAGATCGCGTTCCAGTTCCGCAGCGCCCTCGTCACGTTCCGTGATCCACTGCTTCTCCCGAATGCTGGATTCCACATACGCGATCATCTGGCACATCTGCTCCCGAGACCACTCCACAATCTTGTCGGCACTGGTGACCCCGAAGCGGAGCGTCCGACTATTGTCAAACGGATCGCAGGCGATGCGCAGCACGGCGCGATAGTTGAGATCACCAGCATCTTGCTTGACCAGCGAGATCGAGAAGGAGCGGTAGTGATGCGCCAGCTGGAAACCGTAATACGCAGCTACCGTCCCCCCGTTCTTTCGGTTGTTATCGACACCGATGCGAACCCGCAGCTCCAGCTCCTCCTTCGACAAACCACTGTCATCCCACATCTGTTCCAGCTCTTGGAACAACGGAAGGTACTCTCTGAAAAGCTCGGACTCCTGCACCGCCTTCAGGGCATAGCGTGTTTCGATCTCCTCTTCCTCGACCTCGGTCCGTTTGATGTGCGGGTTCCCCGCATTATGCTTACGGAGCCACGTGGTAGTCTCCTCCCACCGCTCCTTGTGGTTCGCGATCATCTCGGTGTTGATCTCCGTCATTTGAACCTCCTTACTTATCCGATGAACTATCCAAGTAGGCCACGGCCAACTCGACAATGTTGTCCCCGTAATGCGCGATCCCCCGACCCGCCTTATCAGCCGCCTCACACATCG